GGCCCGATCATGCCGTGGCGGCCCATATAGGCTTCTGCAAACGTGTCCGCGAGGTCCACGATGCTGCCATAGAACTTGCCCAGCGCCTTATGCTTGGCGTAGGAGCGTGTGTTCAGGTGCGCGGAATGCGCCACGTCGCGGGCGAGAAACAGATGACCGATAAACACTTCGCAGGTCACATCATCTCTCCCGTTTCGCGGATCGGCGCGTTGCCGGCGACCAGATCCCCGGTGTCCAGCGCCGCCGCTATAGTTCCCTGAACAATATCAGAAATCTGATCCGGCGTCATGCTGTTTGCAAACGCCTGCATTCGCTTGGTCTCAGCTTCGAACGCTTTGATCTGGCTGTTCTGTTCGTCGATAGCCAGCTTCTGCATCTCGTAGGACTGTATAAGCGCCTGAATCTGCCCGGTTGTCGCTTCCATTTCCTTGGCCATTGTCTCCATCTGCGCTCGCATAATCTGCGCCTCGGGAGACTCGTCCGTGTTCTGGATGACCGCTGGGTCCAGCACCCGCTCGAACCGCGCCGCCATCTCCTGCGCGCCCGGCCAATCCATGTTGCGGATGAACAGGTCGCCCGCCACCTTCCATAGGTCCGGGTTGGACTGGAGCAGCATCTGCATGGCGTCGAGGGCTTCCTGACGCTTGGTCATGTAGCCCGGCCCGGTCGTTACCATCACGTCGTAGACGCCGATGGTCGGGTTGTAAATCTTCTCGATCTCCAGCCCGTTCTGGTCCTTCAGGACACGCACAGGCTCCGGCTGCATGGGGTTGATCTTGACCATGCCGACTTCGCCATCGACGCCGATAATTCGGGCAACGCGCTGGGTGTCGTAGATTTTCGGAATCAGATCCACAAGCTGCCGGGTCACATACCGGATCGCGCGGGAAAGGTTATCAACAAAATGGTAAGTCGATGTATCGCCTTGCCGCTCACGGGCAAGAATCGCACGACCTGTACGCTCGTTCGAGTCCGCCCCAATAGAACTGTCGTATTGACCCGTCGTGGACTTGATGTCATCGGCCGCGCCCATCTTGGCCTGAATAAGCCCCATCTGGGCCTGCGGCGGCTCTGCGCGCTGCGGCAATGGCAGCGGGTTGCCCGCCCCGTCAGTAACGTCAGGATTGACCTCCAGATACGGCCAATTATTGATGTTGGCCGTCTTCCAGTTGGTCTCATAGCCCTCAAACTGCCCGCCATAGCCGATAAATGGCGCTTTGGGCGCCAGCGCCAGCATCTCGGCCTCCTGGCTGACCCAGTAGTTATACATCCGCTGGGCGTCCTTGGCGTTGCGCACAAGGCCCGACAGATAGAGCTGACCGTCTACCTCGAACTCGTTCCCGACGACGCGGATGACCGGAATCCACTTGCCGGCCCAGTCGCGTTCCTCAAGGATCTCGTAGCCGTTGGTCTTGATCCACTTGACCTGCCGGCGGTCCACCTGACGGTTGCGCAGCGGCTTGCCGAACTGGTTCCGCAGCATCTTGTCCTGCGGCGTTCCATCGAAAGCGGTGATATTGTCCGGGTAAAGGTTCAGCGTCGCCTTGCGATGCTCGACGTAGAAGTATTCAGCAATTCGGATCGTCTCTTCGTTCAGCCACATGCTGAGAGACTGATCGCCCACGCCCATCTGCTGGATCGAGGACACCGGCTGCGCGTCGGGGAACATCCGCGCGTATTCGTCCTTGCTGATGTCTTCCGTAATGAAGCACCACTCGGCGTCCGATCCGCACGGGTCCTGAATGGTCGGGTCCATGTAGACGCTGAAGCTGTTGCGCACCCGCGCGATCTTCAGATCCTGATCGAAGCTGTCCTCCCGGCAGTATTCCGTCAGGATGCGGATATAGCCCTCGCCGTAGGTGACTTGATTGTCGCAGGCCGTATCGTAGGCCACGTCGGCGTCCGACAGATACTCAATGTGGCGCACGATCCCGTTGAAGATCTCCGCGACCTTCTCGTCGGCGCGGTCGTCGGCCGGGATGACCTTGCCCTGCGGCCGGTTCTGCCGCTGCTCGTTGGTCACAAGCCGGACGTGCTGCGGCAGCTTGTTGATCGTCAGGCACGGCCGCGCGTTGATCGTCTGGCCCTGCACCGCCCCACGGGTCGCCAGCACGTCCGCCGGCCACTGCCACGCATTGTCCGGGCTGCCAGCCATGAACCGCAGGTCGTCCAGCTCGTCTTCACGACTGTCCGAGAACGCAGAAACCGCCATTTTCAGGCGGTGGCGCATGGTGCTGAGCGTGTCATCGGCGCCGGCTGATACGTCGCCAGCGGCCTTAACGTCATTTGCCACAGGATCTACCCTTCTTGGCCGCAGCCTTGCGTTTTACGTCGTAGGCGATGGCCACGGCCTGTTTCTGGGGCTTTCCAGAGGCCATTTCAGCCTTGATATTCTTGCGAAAGGCGTTTTTAGACGACGATTTGACCAGAGGCATTACTTCTTCCTCGTCTTGGCGGACTCTTTGAACGCCTTGGCCGTCGGAGCGCCCTTGGCGCCCGGTTTGCGCATCTTCTCGCCCGATCCGGCGGCGATACGGGCCTTTTTGGCGTGAATATTGGCGTATAGCCCCGGTTTACTAGCCACAGTTCCACCTCTTCATGCTGGCTTTCGCCCGGTCCGCGTTCTTCGACTTGGCGACTACGCCGCCCATACGCGCGCAAAAGCTGGCTTTCCGGCCCTCGTCGGCCTTCGTCTTCGGATTCGGCGCCGGCGGCTTCAGTTTGCTGCCGGTGGCGGCGTTATACTTGGCCCGACCCTTGGCTGTGAGGCCAGCGCCCGCTTTGGTGGACAGCTTCTCGCCGCGGCCAACCGATAGAGATACGGATTTCTTGGCCATTATGAAGCCATCCAGCCAGAAGAATTGCCTGACGGAAGATACGGCCTCGGGCGTGCTATGTCAACGCGCCCCTCCCTGTGCGCCACGGGGAAAGCGAAAGTAACGGCTATCGCGTCCGCGGCGTCGGGGGATGCCAGACCCCTGCTTTTCATATCCTTCTTGCTCTCCAGAAAGATCGCGCCCTTCGAGTCCGGCTTCATCATCGGTCCTGTCAGGTCGCCCTTCAGATACCTGTCGTTCGGGATGCTCGCCGTCTTCAGCCATTCCTTCATCGACCCCCACATCTCAGCCCGCTTGTTGCCGTACATGATCGGCTTGCTGGACCGCATCCCGAAGTTGACGCCCCTGATCTTGTACCTCTGCTCCTTGAGCCGGTCCACGACGCCCGCCCCCAGCCCGCCCTCGTCGATGACGACCAGCGCCGGGCTGTAGCTCTGTATGGCGTCGATGACGTGCCCCACCACCGTCATGGTGTCGTCGCCGCGGTGCCGCTGTATCGCGACGATGTCTCTGCCCTGCCGCACCGCTATGACTGTTGCGTCCGACCCGAACCGCGCCGGGTCCACCCCGATCACGATGGGCGCGCTCTGGTCGTTCCACTTCGGCCGCGTCGCAGCCTCGGCCACCAGCGACGCCGGGATGAACTGGTCATCCCCCGCGTTCGGGAACTCACCGTAGACCTCTACGTGCGCCTGCGTGCTGTCCGGCCCATACTCGTCGATGATCTGCTGGTAGACCTGCTTGTCCGTCCCCTCGACCGACCGGGCGTCTACGATCTTGTTGCGCCAGAAATCCCGCTTTGAGTTAAAGCATTCGTAGAAATACCCCGAGTTGCGGCGCGGGTTGCTGAACGCCAGCCAGAACCTGTTCGGCGTGTTCTCCGTAAAGAAGCCGCTCGCGACCGACCATATACTGTCGTCGATGCCCGACGCCTCGTCGAAGATCAGCATGACGCCCGCGAAGTTATGGACGCCCGCGTAGCTGTCGGGGTTCTCGGCCGACCACAGGCGCCCCTCGACGCCCCAGTAGCGCGTGCCGAGCTTCAGATCCCGCTCGACCAGTTCCGTGATCCACTTGGCCGGAGCGACGCGGGTGGCCGACACCTCGAACCAGTGGCTCTGAAGCGCCATGCTCAGCCATTTCGTGATCTCGGCCCATGTGACGCTGCGGAGCTGCGATTCCGAGTTGGCCGACACGATGGTCGTCGAGCCGATCCTCGTCGTCAGCATCCAGATCACCAGCCACGAGACCAGCGCCGACTTGCCAATGCCGCGCCCGGATGACGTCGCCATCCTGAACGTCTCGAAATCTACCCTGCCGTTGTTGGCCTTGATGTGGTCCCGCAGCGTCAGCAGCACCTCGCGCTGCCACACGCGCGGTCCCTCGAAATGCTCAAGAGGCGTCCCCGGCTTCCCCCACGGGAACGCCAACCGCACGAAGGCCAGCGGATCGTCCTTGATCTGCTGGCTCCATAGCGTCGCCATGAGCTTCTGTTCGTCCTGCGGGGAGAATATGGGCGTCTGCATCACTCAGCCTTTTTGCCGCCAATCATACGTAATGATGGCGCTAGATCCAGAATCTCCGGTAGATGCCCCGCCCCCATGAAATACGCGCCATCGGTGGCTTTTAGCAGATAGCTGTTGCGCTTTTTATCGACGGCTTTGGCGAACCTGTGCGGGCCGTCCCACATTTTGCGCTCGCCCTCTGCAAAGAACTCTTTTGTCCGTTGTTCAGTTGCGGGCTTCTTTGACGCTTCCAACATTCCCATCTCAGACAAGAACTTTGTTAGTTCTTCGTCACCATAATCGCGGTCATTGAAGTAATTAAGGTCGCTGGCAAGAATGGCCTGAAATATAGTCTTGCTGCTATCCGTTACGCGCGGCACAAAATGATTCTCTTTTACGTTAGAAAACATAGCCGACAAAAACTCTATAGGGTACCCTTTGATTGTCTTGATAAACTCGTGATCCCACGAGCCTTTGTACGGAACCTTAAACAAGTGTTTATCCCCGCCATCACCTTCGTACCAAGCGCCGTGTTCGCGCGCAATCAGATGGATTTTATCCGTCAAGTCCTTTGACAGTGGGATCTTGCGCCCGTGTGGGACTCCCACAAACACTTTGCTGGGGCTCTGGAAGATTATCCCGTATGGCGCTTGCATCTATCATTTCACCCTGTATGACGCGCATCTTCGCCTCTTCAAGCGCGGCGGTGATGCTGATTGTCTGGTTGACTTCTACGCTGACCGCCTGACGCGCCACCCAGCCGTGGGTGTGCTTCAGTATGTCCAGCGCCGCCTTCGTATCCCCCGCCAGCGCCGCCGTGCGCAGCACTCCAGCCATCTCGGCTTCGGCCTCTGCGCGGCCCCGCTCCTCTGCATACTGGGCCATCTGGTCGCGGCTGACCAGCGCCCGATACTCGGCCGGGGTCATGTCCAGCGCGAACGCCAGCGCGTCGCCTTTCAGGCCCAGTTTAGCCGTCTGATAGATTTGCTCCAGACGCGCCTCGGTGGCGGCGATGACGCGCGGTTCATAAGGTAGGCTAACGAATGTCATAGATTGTTAGATAGCATAAAAAATAAAAAATAAAAATTGTTTGCGGACCCTTCGTATTTTTACAAGGAGATCCCAAGGCCGGCCCTCCCCCGTCATCCGCTTTGTCTACAATCCCATATGTCAACGGCCAAGAGCCGGCATGAATGTCAACCTGCTCTTGACCGTTTACATTAGGTCAGATTGTCACGCTCGCAACGTCATGCGCGGGCGTCTCACCGGATTCAACGGATAGTCTCGATTTGACGTGTAAATGTAAGAGACGAAGCGGGCGCCTGGACCTTTCTGCCAGCGCACCTCGGCGCCGGCTGTATCTGGCAACTCGGCATAGTAGAGGGCGGTGACGTAAGACATAGGCCAAACGCCTTCGAGGTATAACCCGAAAGCGGTTTCGAGCGCTTGCGCGCGGTTATGGTAGGGAAAATTCTGCATTGTCATTTCCTGGGTCATCGATTGTCACGGATTGTCACTGCCATAACCTATCCCAAACCCTTGTTTTAGCGCGGGGATGGGGGGCTGTAGGCAGTTTACGGTCTTTTTTCTGCTCACATCCTTATAGAATACACAAAAACGCTATCTGTATATAGTAATATTATAGAATTTTACCTAGATTAGAAGAAAAAAAGAGACTATTTAACCTATAGCCCCCCAAAGCCCCGCGTTTTCAAGCCCTTGCGATAGGTCACGCCCCTGACAATTCGTGACAATTTTTGCCAAAACTATGTCAAACAATAGTTGACAAGCACTCCGAATCGGTTTATAGGTCATATTGTCATCTAAACTGGAGTAACGTGAATGCAAACGATCATCGACGCCACAATCGCCGCGATCATCCTGATTCCCGGCTTGTGCTACCTTTGGGGCTAACGAAACCACTAGCGCGGGGCCAAAACCCGCGCTATCATCAAACGATCATGAATAGGGGACAAAACTATGACACATAACGGTTGGTCAAATTACGCGACATG